GTTACGTTAGTCATTAGATTTACAAAAGCTAATCCTAATATTAAAAATGCAACTGGTGCTATATGTGCAAAAACCATTTCTCTTCCTATCTAAATGGTGGGCCTGTGATCCACCCTGTCAAACTATATCGTATACCTTTAGTCACTGGCTTTACCCTGTGATAATAATATGAGGGGAAGACAATCATCCTACCAGCTAGCTTTAATTGAGGTTCAGCTATAACCCTGCGCTTATAGGAGGCGCTTGGTGAACCCCAAGAGAATTGAAAGTCTCCCCCTTCGTAGTCTTCATTAAGAACTACATTAAAAGAAAGTTTCCTGCAAGGATCTTCTGGTCTAATATCTAAGTGCCAACTATACTTGTCACCTATATTATACTCAGAAAGTTGCAGATTTTCTATACCTGTAACATCGTAGTTCCAACCTTGTTCCTGATTGGCTTTCTTAGTCCATTCAAAGACAAGTGTTTTAAACTCTGGGTTATCTATGGTAAAAATTTTATTAGATCTAACCTGAGTGTTCCTCTCATTATTATTGACCATACCATCTTGTTTGCCTAGATTGTCTTTAAGTTTAATAGTTGCTTGGCAAAAGTCTTTCTGCATATCAGGTACAGTTGTTCCAGAGTACCATATACTACTATACATTATTAACTTTCTCCCTGCTTTAATGAAAAGCTTTCTCCGCACCCACACGCAGAAGCTACATTAGGATTGTCTAAGGATAGTATAGTCCCAAACAAATCTTTTTTATATTGAAGCACAGTTCCTATTACATACATGACTGCCAGAGGATCTATATATAATGTTCCTTTGCTGAGAGGTATAGCTTCTCCAGACGGTTCTTTAACAACAGACCAGTCATATGTAAATCCAGCACAACCACCACCCTTAACAGATAGAAGAACTCCATCAGCCTGTTCCCTCTCTATGATGGAACAAAGGTGGGCATCTGCTTCTGGAGTTATGGTAATCATACTCCGCAACTTCCTCCATGTCCAGTGATGTCACATATATCATGTGTCTCCACATTTTCTTCAAAGATTTCTCCTAACTTATCTACAGCTTCACTGTAAGGCACAGAGCTAAGGGGCTGTCCTCCTCTGCAACCGTCAGGGTACACTGTGAAACCTCGCAACCTGTGAGCATAAGAGGCAAGAGTATCGATAAACTTATCAACAGTATCTTCATTGTTTAATTTACTCCCCCATGTTGGTAGGTTAATGGTGCTTGATATGGACATATCTACATAGTCCTGTACGTTTGCTTGGAACTTTATCCTGCGCTCATAGTCTCCTGCCAAGTCAAGGGCTGACTCTATCTTTTCAGGCTTGATACCATAGAGGTCTATTATTTCTTGGGCGGCTGAGTCTACAACATATTGGTACTTCCACTTTTGCCCTGCCCCAAGATACCTCCTCTTATAAGCAACTGCAAAAATAGGTTCCACCCCTGTCGAAGTACCTGCAAGGATTCCAATAGAGCCAGTAGGAGCAATAGCTCTATTAGCAACAGGACGGGAAAGACTGAGAGAATCAGCGTAAGAAATACTAGTTGAATCAGAACATCCTTTATATACAGACAACCATTGATGCAACTCGTCAGTAACCTCATACTTACTTCCCTTCTTAATTAACCACTCATGCATACCCATTAGCCCTAGCCCTAATCGCCTGTTCTTCTCTCTAATATCATATACTTTTTCATAGGGAAGCTTTGCTTTTAGTGTTCCACATATTAAAAACTTAGTAGCCAGTTCTACTACGTCTGAAAACTCTGATATATCTTCAATGCGGCCCATGTTAATAGACCCAAGATTACAAACGTCAGAATCATCGGCACTAGATACTTCTGTACAGGCGTTCCGTAGCGTTTCTTTTTCCTTATCGAAGAAATTAAATGAGAATCCTGGTTCAGCTGTTCTAAGAGCCTGACGTACATTAGTCCTAAAGACATCTCCTACATCTCCTGTTTTCCAGTAATTAAGTAACCAATCTGTATCATAATTGACAGATACATTTGTCATATCCATAGGGGCAGGGAAGTTAAAGTCTTGCTCCTTCACCTGTCCAATGTTGAATCCAGTATTGCCAACAGGCATCTCATACCAGTTCTTACATTTTAAGAATTTGTCTATGTCCCTGTGCTGCCAGTTAAGAGAAGCATAGATAGCAGAACGTCTAGCTCCACCCTGCATTACCCTTCTACCTATCTCGTTAATCATCTGCATCTTAGGGATAGGCCCACTAGCTATACCTCCTGTTCCAGAAAGACCAGAACCTTCTGGCCTATAGACAGAGTAATCAATACCTATGCCGCCGCCTGTCATCAAACAGGACTCAGACTTCCAACTAAGATCAGCCCAATCTTCCCTTGTATCTTCCTCTGCTCTTAGAAGAAAACAATTATTAAAAAACTTACTGGTACGTCCAGCATAGTAAAGATACCTACCGCCGGGAATAAACTTTAGGTCACTGATAATTTCTTTTAGATATTCTTTTTCGTCCTTAACTAACAAGTCTCCACATACATCCTCTACTAAGGTTGCTGACAGATCCTCCCAAGTATAGCAACCTTGGTGCGCGTACTTCTGTTTAAATATATCTTCACTAAATTTAGAACGGAACATTGGGTTTTCATTAGATTTAAAAGTCATGTATATCACAATCCACAGGTCGGAGGTTAAACTCAAGTATGTTTTCTTCTACTTTATCTTTAAGGATACATAGTAAATCATAAGGTTCTATGTCTAAGATCTCTAGTATCTCATCGCTACTGTAGGCCAGACTTATATCTAATAGCTGTTCGTTAGAAAGAGTGAGAGGCATCTCGCTTCTCCTTATTTTGTTGACTACCCTTGATAATAAATACTGGTCTACCTGATCTGAACTTAGTCTCTAGCCCTACGTCCTCCCAACAAGTTTGTTTATGGGAACAGTAAGAACAATTAACATTTAGTTTCTTGCCACCGCTTTGTCTATCAGCCACAGGATCAAATGCTCTGTCTGGTGGTGTGGCTGCTGAAGTATCCTTCTTAACTTTCTTAATCTTAGCTTTAGTATCGCTTAGTTTCTTATGGGTATAGGTGGCTAGCTCACCTGTGCTTTTATCAAAGGCTACAAATGTACCACTCTTTTTATTAAACGCATTAGCATAACCGCTAATCTGATCTATGTATCCAAAGGGATCATCGTCTGGTAGTGTACCCTTTTTAAACTTCTTCATGCCATAGGAGCTAGAAGATTTTATATCTACCAGTTCCCCATCTATGAATGAATCTATATGTCCTTTGATACCATCTATCTCTACCTCTGCTTGTTGCTTTGTAACATCGTGTCCAGACTCTTTAGCTAAGTAGAGTAGTAAGGCTTCGACAATATCACCCATCATAAATTTTAGTTTAGTTTCTGGTCGTAAAGGTTCTGTCTTTTCATCTCCATTTATATCATACCATAAAGCTCTGGTGCATGGCTTACCTATATTAGACATACGCAATGCTGGTTTAGATCCAGCTTGGCTAACCCATAACTGTCTACGCACACCATCCATAACTGTAACGGCCAGGGCAAAGAGAGCTTCTTGGTTTGGATTCTTAGTTCCATTATCCAAAAGAGAATACATATCCTCTACTAAAGTGTCTATCTTTTTATCGCTCATCTTTGTACTCCAATTTTGTTATACCTTTATGAGACTTCATCTTCCCTGATCTTATATCGTTTAATGAAGATTGTCTGTAGTTATTTGCTATACACCAATCCTTTACAGTTACGTTCTTTACTTCTTCAACCTCACCAGTTTTATAGGTAATGTAAAAGGTTCCGCGATAACTACCGTTGCGTATGCCGCTGATCTTTGCGCGTACAGTATCGTCTAGGTAGCTTTCCACTGGTCGGAAAAATCTTATACCACCTACATTAGCATTGTAATACTCCTCACTTTCTAGTACACCTAGTTCCATTTGGAGTTTATATTCATTGTAATATAGATCTCTTTTAGTAGGGCAAAGCATCAGTATTAAAAACTTAAAAGATTCTTTACCCTGCTTACTAATGACAGGCTTTAAGTGATTAGAACTTGAACAATAATTACGCCACTCACTAGCTCTTATTCTTTTCTTACTCTTCCTTTTAAATTTCCACAGATGTTTACATCCTATGTAGCTCTTTCCAGAATCTACATGGGTAATCTGGTAGACAAAACCCAAGTGATCTTCGGGTTTAAATTTGCCCACCAGACTAGTATCCCAATGCCCATAATCCATAGTTAGAATGGTGCTTCTTCGCTAAGTTCATCACCATCAAAGGAAGCCTTGCCTGATTTATCAGACACATACTCTATAGGATCTGTGATTTTTATAGCGTTCATATAGGTAGTCACTCCAGTACCAAACTTATTATCGTATGCTTTCTGGCTTACCTTAACGACACCCTTAGAACCATTGCTTAACATCTTAGGCCCAGAGTATTCTGAACCATCTGCGTTAAATAACATTGGTTGAAAGTTACTCTTTAGCTGGACGTATACCATACCGTCATAGCGTTCAGCATCTTGCTTAACCTTCAGACCTATGTTCTTAGCGTTCTTAACCTGATCTCCCTCAAGACCAAGAGCTACGCTATAGCGGTCAAACTTATCTTTATGTTCAAAAATGAAAGGGAAAAACATAGTACCTTCTATATATGTAAATTTATTTCTAGCCATTTTAATGTATCTCGCTCCAGTTGTTACCAATTTGTATGTCACAGTCTAGTTCACACCTTAGTTTATATTCTTTGTTGACTTGTGATATAGATATTATGACAGAATTTTTCACATTGTCAACATCTTTTTTACAACTTTCTAAAACTAATTCGTCATGTACCATAGCTACTATACTAGCATCTAACCTCCTTTGTCTTAAAAAATATTCAGTATACATAAACCACTTCTTCATAAGAACCGCAGACGACCCTTGAATCAAAGTATTTAAGGAAGCATGAGGGTGACGTACCCTTAAAATCCTCCCATCAATAGCTTTTAGTTTGCCTACTCTCCTACCCTTCTCTTGAACGGCATCTGAGAGGCGCTTGTAGGTGGGTAGGTTAGCCAAGAACCTACTCCTGAGTACCGCACCATCAGAACGAGAGCCGCCTACTACAGACCCTATTTTTTCGTCCCCTGCTCCATATAAAAGCGCATAGATAAATGTTTTAGCTTGATCTCTAGTCTCCAGACCAGCCATTTTCTGATTAGCTGAGTGAACATCTCCTTCTAACACCTCCCTTGTAAATTTTTTATCGTTCATATAATGCGCCAAGACTCTAAGTTCTAGGCTTGCTGCGTCAGTATCTATGAGTACCTTGCCTGTGTCAGCTTCCCATACTTCTCTACACTCCTTACCATAGGGAACTCTGACTGCTGGTATCTGCTGTAGGTTAGGACTTACACAACTCATGCGGTTAGTGATAGCTCCAAGTGTACGATACTGGCAATGCACCCTAGAATCAGAAAAGCTGCAATACTTGAGCCAGGATTTTATCATACTTGTTCTCTTCTGTAGAAGAAAATACCTAGCTAACTTCTGAGCTACGTCTAATTTACAATCGCTCAATGTAGTTTCATCTACCTTTGGTAAGCCTGTCTCGGTAAAAACCTTGGGTTTCCACCCTAGTTCTACTAGTCTTTCTCCTATTTGTTTCCTAGATGCAGGGTTGAACTCTATTATCTTATCCTTTAGTTGTTTGCCTGTCTTCTCAGACACACGTTTAATAACTTGGTCAGGAAATAAGTTCTTACATTCGACGCTGATCTCATCTTGCTCTATCATTAGTCTGTTAAATAAAGATATTGCTTTGCCTTGGTTTAATTTAAAACCATTGCGGCTAATGCCATCAGCTACGATACGCATACGATGTTCATCTCTTATCGATCTACTGGAAAATTCTTTCATAGGTTCTTCTAGGATAAGAAATATTTTCTCGCATACCTTAACATCTTGTTCACAATACTTCTGCATATCTGTAGTTAACTCTTCAAAGCCTCCTTGATAGTCTAGCTTCTCAAAGCCTAGTCGTTTGCCCCAAGACTTGAGGCTATGCCCTTCCTCTCTGGCTGGATCTTGCATGATAGATAGTATCAATGTGTCCACCATTTTACTAAACTTAATCTTTATACCCCATACCCTAGCCAATATAGGGAAGTCAAAGCCTACCCCATTGTGAGCTATGAGTGTGTCAAACTTGTCCAAGTATTCTTGAACACCTTCGCTTGTTGTAAAGAACTTTACCTCTTCATTGCTACCCACCTCCTTAACACCTAAACAGTGTATCATCGTTGCATCCAAGGCATCAGTCTCTATATCTAGTACCGCCCTACTCATTGAGAGCAGCCCAACTAATCGGGAAAGCCTTGGAACATCTGAAAGAAATTTCCTTTACTACATCTTGTGTCTCTTTCTGCGCGTCTTCAGCCATGCGTAAATTGCATACCCTGGAAAATGCATAGACTGATCCAGTCCAGTACCATTCTGTATAGAGACTGACAGGTAGCACCGCCCTTGATTGTTCGGGACACACACCCATAGATATTAATAACTTATAAGCATCGACACTATGCCTACAAGCATCTGCGTATGCGTGTTCCGCTATACTCTGACTTGGAATAAGATCTATACTACTCCCTTGCTTCTTATCGTCGGAAGCTTTTCTCCATTTGTTGTCGGCTTTCCAATACTCAGGCTCAGTATTGATGTATCTTCTAGACACCTCATTCCATACCAACCCTACCTGATGCTTGGCAAGTTGCCTAGCTACAAACATGGGAGCCTTGATATAAAATTGTAAACAAGTGTGAGCAAAGGGACTCCAATGGTTATGATTAGCTAGGTAGTTTATTAGTTTCTTATCTGATACGTCTACTTTCTTTTTAGT